ACAACCAATCTACTAATTCTGTTTCATCATTGTTTTGAACAGTTTGATCAAGTGTGGCAATAACAGAATCTCTTTCAATAACATATGCTTCACCTTTAATCTGTCTTTGGAACTCTAAAAAATACAAAGAAGGAATGCCGTATGTAGGATTTTTTGCTTGTTGTTCTAAAAATTCTAAAGCTTGTATCCTTACTTGACCATTTTCTGAAACTAACTGCTCATTAACACGTTGTCGTATAAGTCTTTTTTTTACTTCTTTTTTCTTTTTATCTACTTCAATTCCTAGTGTCGGTCTATATTGTTCTGCTTCTCTATCAAATCTTTTTATCTTCAAATCTAATGGATCTTGGGACAGCATTTCCCTATCTTCAATATCTAATAATGCTTTAATGCTATTGTTTTTAGTGTTTGCAGAAGCTTTCTGCATGTAGCTTTTTCTAATCCTGCCAATACTGTTTTGTATAATCAGTTTCCTTTTTTTCTGATAGCGATCAGACCTCTTTGCAGAGTCAGATTCTTGTATGCTGTTAAGTTGAGCTTCTAATGACTGCAGTTCACCATTGACTGAAGATATGCCTTTGTTTGTTTGTGAAAATGCAAAATATTCTTCGTCTGCTTTTTTATCTATTTCATTAGCTAAAGATTCTAGATCATTGTTTTCATCCTGAATTTCTGCATCACGAAAAGCTTTTGCAATAATGACAGATGCTTTTGCTATATCATTAACTGACTCTTGTTGTTGTTTAATAAGCTGAAGTTGTAGCCTTTGTTCGTTTTCAATAGCTTGACCGCTTTCAGGAACAAATAGATTAGGTCCTGCAGATGGGTTTATAGCTCGTTGTTGTTGAAAATTTAATCTCATGTTAAACCTAATGCTGAACCAGATGATGCTGTCATAGAACCAAATTGAGCTGCACCTTGCAGCCCTGACATAAACAATTGATCGTAACGACTTCGTTCTAGCTGATTAGAGTTTTCTAACAATGCGTTAGATTGATTCATATAAGACAGATATTGTGCTTGTCCTTGATCAAAAAAGTCTTGTGTACGTGATTCCACCTGATTCCTAAAAGCATTCATCTCTGCTTGATTTTCAGTATCTTGTGCAATAATGACATCCCATGTTGTTCCAGAATCTGCTACTGCTCCAGAACCTCCAATAGAAGATCTCATTGATCCTATTCTTTGTGCATGAGATCTTGCCATACGTCCAGTTTCCAACTCTGCAGATAACGCAAACCGATTACCTTGTGCATAAAATCCTGTTCTAGCATTGATCCCATTTCGACGAGCAAGTTCTGCCTGTCTTTTTAATGCTGCTCTTTGGGCTGAAATCTCACGATTTTTCCCATACATGTTAAGCAAACCACCAGAAGCACTAGCTGCTATAAGTGCAATAGTGAAAGGTTCCATTATTTATTTACAAAAAGAGTCCAATCTTGACCGTCTGCAGATTTAAGAACATTGCATCGGTTGTTTAGTAATTTGTAATAAGGAGAAGTTGGTTCACAAGGCATGATGTAACGATCAATGCGGTTGTGCCTCATCAATGCATCCAATGATTGATATGCCAGTAACGAGTCTTTCATAGATGCTTTTTGAGAATGCATCCACCAATAGACAGTTGGGCTTGTCAAACAGAATGCACCAATAACTTGGCCTCCTTTGGTTACAAAATGAGTGGGTGCAATAAGATGTTTATCACCATCACTTAGTCCTGCATGTTTTACTTCTTCTAGGTCCATATCATCAGTTATGGGCCAAACCTGTACGTCAGTTATCATTGGTTTCGTAGTCCAGTTCTAGGGCAAGAATGTTTACTGGTAAGGAATCGTCCATTTGGATTTGAAATTGTGCATCTGTAAACCCTTGGCTGATAGGCACAAGTTCTTCGACTCCAGTTAATAACGTAGGTGGATCTCCGTAATTGTCAGATACTGTTCTTGTGACAAGTTCAGAGATTGTATTATCTGCTTCTGAAGCAGGATAAACTCCGTATTTGATGTTTGGTGTTCTATGTAATTTAACCCATGCTCGATGCAATCTTTTCTTGTTACCAATCCTGACATTGCCTCCAGGTCCAACTGCTACTGGTAAAGTAACAAGCTTGGATTGATAACCTAGTCCTGCAACTAGGGTTGTATAATTAGAAGTTGCTCCTGAATCAGCGGTTGCTGAAGATACTGTTTTATCATCTAACTGAGCACCATCACCTAACATCTTTACTGACAATCCTTCTAGGTGTGCTAATCCAGTTACAGTCGTTCCATTAGATGCGACTACATGACCATCCATAAATCGAGATGCATCAATAGCTTCTTCCTGCATCCAATCTTCTAGAACCTCAATAGTCTCTATAACTTTATGTGTAAAACTTGTTTGATCTGTCCAGGTATGAGTTCCAGAACCAGCATCTGTATATTCTATTTCTGCTCCACCAGAAGTTAGAGAAAGCTCAAAAGTGTTAGTTGTTTTATTAACAACAAAATAATCAGTATCGACTGCTAAACCAGTTGGCAATGTACCAGTTGTTGTGACTCTTATTTTGTCACCATTGACTAATGGATGTGCTGTAGAAGTTATTACTAATTTGGGATTAACGGGTTCACCATCACTTGCTGCTGTAAAAGTGTCCGTATATTGAT